TGGTACTTATTTCAGGAATTCTGTTTGGGGTTGGCGACCTCTTTGGGATTATGTTTATCAGTTAAATGACGACATACTAACCGAAGAAGATCACGAACTAGGTCATAGTAATAGTGGTCATGAAATCACAGAAGCACAATGCGAAGTTATCTGTAAAAGATTGACTGAAGCATTAGACAACGGAGAAACGGAAGAATACAAAAAAGGTTATTACAACTTTATTGATAATCTTCCACTTGTTAAGTGCGACACTTGTGAGGGAGTAGGAGAACGAAACGATCAATACGTTCAAGGGGAATGTAATGCTTGTCATGGTAAAGGAGAACGTAAGGACTTTGCAACAAGTTACCCCTTTGATGTGGAGAATGTTGAAGAATTTAGGAACTTCATCAGAGAATCAGGAGGATTCGCAATCAGCTAAACACTTCTCCTATAGTGGGAAAGGACGGAAGCCCCAACTTCCGTCCTTTTTTTTGTGTCTGAAGTTAGGCCCAGCTCCGTCAGGCTCCCGGCGCTGGGACCCGGACCGAGCTAACAAGCAAGCACGCCCCCAAACCCTTATACCACAAGGCTTTCCGACCGACCAACTGCGGTGTTTTAGTAACCAGCTGCCATCGGGCCAGAGCTCTGGACCCAGAGCAAACAAGCAAGCAAGCTGAAACGCTTATACCATAAGGCTTTCCGACCTATGCCTACGTTTCCATTAGAATCAATGCGCATCCAGGTATCTTCGCTGGGTGGGTGGGACGAACAAGCAAGCAAGCAAGCAAGCAAGCTGAAACGCTTATACTACAAGGGTTTCAGCTTGCTTGCTTGCTTGTTTGCTCTGGGTCCAGTAATGATGCTGACCGGGATGGAAGCTGGTTCTTAAAACACCGCAGTAGGTCGGTCGGAAACCCTTATACTATAAGGGTTTGGGGGCGTGCTTGCTTGTTAGCTCTGCTCAGGGATCCCTGACGGCGTGTCCAGCGGGCTGAAGTTAGGCCTAACTTCAGACACAAAAAAAGGACGGAAGCTGGGGGCTTCCGTCCTTTCCCACTATAGGAGAAGTGTTCTAGTTGATTGCGAATCCTCCTGATTCTCTGATGAAGTTCCTAAATTCTTTAACATTCTCCACATCAAAGGGGTAATGTGTTGCAAAGTCCTTACGTTCTCCTTTACCATGACAAGCGTTACATTCTCCTTGAACGTATTGATCGTTTCGTTTTCCTACTCCCTCACAAGTGTCGCACTTAACAAGAGGAAGATTTTCAAGAGCAAAGTAATAACCCTTTTTATATTCTTCCGTTTCTCCGTTGTCTAATGCTTCGGTTAATCTTTTGCAGATGACCTCGCATTGTGCTTCTGTGATTTCATGACCACTATTACTATGACCTAGTTCGTGATCTTCTTTGGTTAGTATGTCGTCATTTAACTGATAAACATAATCCCAAAGAGGTCGCCACCACCAAACATTGTTTCTGAAATAAGTACCAACGTTTTCATTTTGGTACTCGTTCAATTTCTTAAAGTATCTGTCCCAATCTTCGGACTTATAGTCCTCATGATTCGGTCGCTTTGGTCTTTCTGTTGTAGTCTTTGGATTTAATCCATAAACGTCCATTCCCATAATATTTCTCCATTAGTTAATAAAAGTGTAGTGCGCTCGTATCTTAAAGTAGTAAATAGAAGATTATCCAAACGCACTACATAGATGATTATATATAATTTGTCCCATACAAGCAAGCAACATCATAACTAATTCCTTCTAAGTCAAGGTGGAAGTTCCGTAATAGGAAAACAACCTTGACTTAGATTAAAAAGGAATTAGTTATGATGTTGCTTGCTTGTTCTAACTAAAATTAAAAAGGTCCCGGCTAGTCGTCAACTATAATCGCTAAATTTTTATAAATACCTCGTAGAGCGTCTTGTTCTTTTAAGTGATGATCTTCAACGAAGTCTGGATCTTCTTGTACCTCCATTTCAAATGCTACTACTCCCTTCACAAGAAAATTAATTTCTCTTGGTGTTAGTCTCCTAACTTTTCTTTTAATAATTTGTTTTCTAGGCATATATCTCCTTGCTTGCTTGCTTGCTTGCTTGTTTGTTCTGACTGACCGGGAACCTGGATCCCCTGACCTGGTAGCCCTGTGTGGTAGTGGCATAAAAAAATAAGGCAACTTTCGTTGCCTTATTTCCTTTGGGGTTATTAGTTCGTATGCTCAAACCATAAGTCCTCGACTAAAGGTATCATCATCTCTCTGCCATACTTGGCAACAGATGAAGCCATTAATCTATCCATGAGTTCGTCCATACAGTCGCAGTATGGAAGATGCTCAAGCACTTTTTCTTCAACTTCTAAAAAGACTTCTGTCATTCTCATGATTTGCTCCTATAACTGCGTGGAGTAATAACCCTTCCTCTTATATTCATATCAAATAAAGCAAGAACAGACATCCCACATAGAAAACCTAAAGCAAAAAGAAGTACGGCTACAAGGTAGTAGCCGTATTCAGAACCATAATAAAACGCTGTTCCAATAGTAAAAGGAACGCACATGCTAAAGAACATAATATCTCTCATGATAATCTCCTCTGCTCTTGGATAACGATTGCACCATGCTCTGCTTCATGGTCTTCTAGTAGAGGTGTGTTCTCTAGTATCTGACCATTGGCAACAACAACAATGCCATTGATGACAAGACTAGTGCAGTTCGGCTCAATTGCCTTTGCTACTTCTAACCCATTATTATTAAACATACTTATTTTTAGTTTCATAATTTTCTCCTATTAGTTATTAAAATAAGTATGTATATCCTAAAGGTTAGCAAGCCATGTGTCCATAAGATATATACATAAATATCTTATATAGTCAACTCTTTTCGCGTGTGTGTTCGCCTTGCCTCGCTTCGCTCGGCTTCGCTCGTTGGGGGGGATAGGGTATAGAATGAATCTAATAGAATATTAATAAAAAACAAGCGAAGCTCTTAATATCTATTAGAATGAATCTATACCCTATCCCCCCCAACGAGCGAAGCGAGTGGGTTATATATAGAAGAAAAAAATAGACATGGAGAGAATATCCAGAAACTTTGACAAATGGGGCTACCCCCTTCATTATGTAAAAAGTCAAAAACGATATGGGGTCAAAAAATTTTAAAATTTCAAAAAATTTGGCATGAAAATCTGCACAGCCTGTAAACAAAAACTGCCAAAAGAAGACTTTGAAATCACTTCAAATCCGAAAGGAAAATATTTTCGTAGTGTTTGTAAATCCTGTAGAACCAAAATTGCAAATCGCAAAAAATCCTCCTCCCCAGAAAAATATTTAAGACATCTATACACTCAAGCAAAATCAGCCAGAAGAAATTCAGGTATTGAATGGAATATAGAAGCTATAGACATTGTTGCGTTGTGGCATGAACAAGACGGCAAATGTGCGTTATCAGGTGTTTTTATGACGTGGCAAAAAGACGGAGGTGGAAAAAAGGAATTGAATGCTAGTATTGATCGTATAAATCCCCATAACGGTTATCTACCAAATAATGTACAATTGGTTTGCAGTAGAGTAAATATTTTGAAGCATAACTTGACAGAAGACGAATTATACTGGTGGTGTAAAAATATAATCACATTAAAGGAGTTGAACTGATGGCGAAGGCATCCTACGATATAGACTTGGAGCGGTTAGCAGAGCAATACCCTGATGCTACAAAAGAATTACTTGAACTAACAGAGGCCTTGAACGCTAAGCAGCTTCAAAGGGAGGGGCAAGATAAGTTCCTTCGATACATAAAACACATGTGGCCAGACTTTGTGGAAGGCAGGCATCACCAAATATTTGCTGAGAAGCTAGAAAGAGTTGCAAAAGGAGACCTAAAAAGACTTATTGTCAATATGCCACCTAGACATACTAAGTCTGAATTCGCATCTACATTCTTTCCTTCATGGATCTTGGGCCGTAATCCAAAGTTAAAGGTCATGCAAATAACGCACACCGCTGAACTAGCCTTCCGTTTCGGTAGAAAGGTCAGAGATTTAATCGACTCACCTGCTTATCAAGAAGTATTTCCGGGCGTACAGTTAAAGGCGGATAGTAAATCAGCTGGAAGGTGGGAAACCAATGGCGGTGGCGAAGCGTTCTATTCAGGTATTGGTGGTGCGGTAACAGGACGTGGTGCGGATCTACTTGTGTTGGATGATATTCACTCAGAGCAAGATGCCCTCTCGCCCACGGCCTTAGACAACGCTTGGGATTATTATTCATCTGGACCACGACAAAGGTTACAACCGGGCGGTGCTATTGTTATTGTGATGACAAGGTGGTCAGTCAAAGATTTAACTGGCAGACTCCTTAGCAGGCAAGTAGAAGACCACGCCGACCAATGGGAAGTTGTGGAATTCCCAGCTATATTTCCTGATAGTCAAAAACCTTTATGGCCTGAATATTGGAAAATAGAAGAATTAGAAGGGGTAAAAGCCTCTATACCTGTAAGTAAGTGGGAAGCACAGTGGATGCAAAATCCTACTTCTGAAGAAGGTGCTATTTTAAAAAGAGAGTGGTGGAAGATTTGGGACAGTGATGAAGTTCCACAAATGCAGTACGTTATACAGTCGTATGATACGGCTTACACGAAAAAAGAAACAGCAGACTATTCTGCTATAACGACGTGGTGCGTATTCTACCCAGACGAGGGGTCCCAGAGACCAGCTCTATTGTTACTCGACGTAAAGAAAGGTCGGTGGGATTTTCCAGAGTTGAAAAGGCAAGCGTACGATCAATATCAATATTGGGATCCAGATACCGTAATCGTAGAAGCTAAAGCGAGTGGGCTACCGCTAACCGACGAACTGCGACATTCTGGAATTCCAGTGGTGAATTACTCACCCGGCAAAGGACAAGATAAAATTGCGAGGGTAAATGCAGTTGCACCGATGTTGGAATCAGGTATGGTGTATGTTCCTGAAACACGTTGGGCGGAAGAATTGGTGGAAGAATGTGCGGCTTTCCCTTTCGGAGATCACGATGATTTGGTAGACTCCACTACGCAAGCGTTAATGCGTTATCGACAGGGAGGATTTATTGGTTTAGAATCTGACGATGATCTACAGGATAATTATCCGCGCAGACTAAAAGAA